CGGCTATCTCACCGAGTATGCGCGTGAGTACAACGTTCCGCTGAACGTCATCCCGCTCACGCACGGTAACAAGGCGAAGGCCGACCGCATCGAGTGGGCGCTTGCCGGCCGAGTGGAGAAGGGCCGCATCATTCTCAACGCGGACCCGAACGATACGAAAAGCTGGGCTCAAGTACTGATCGAGGAAGCAGTGGACTTCCCCGATCCGCGCGCACACGACGACTTGTTGGACGCACTCTCTTACGTCGATCAGATGGCGCCCCAGGTTGTTACTTATTACGACTTCGACGATTTTGACGAAACCGGCTTCGAGCCCCTTGATGAGATATCGGGTTACTGATGGCTACTGTTGCAGTTGATCGCGAGGCTGCGCCTCTCCCGGAAGATGACGAGCGCCCGTCTGCGGCGGGCGAGCTTGTCAGCTGGGTGATGGGCTATGTGTCGCAGTGGCGCGCGATTCGCGACAGTGCGTACAAGGAGCGCTGGGACGACTACTACAACACTTGGCGCGGTAAGTGGGTGCCTAATGACAAGAAGCGTCCTTCTGAGCGCTCGAAGCTGATCTCGCCGGCCTCTATGGCAGCTGTTGACCTGACAGTTGCCGAAATCATCGAGGCGATTTTCGCTCGGGAGCAATTCATGGACATCCCCGACGATATCGCCGACGAGCAGAAGGAGGACGCGGAGCGTATCCGCGCTCAGTTGCTCGAAGACTTGTACGAAGACGGCATCATCGGAACGATCATCGAGATCGTTCTGAATGGAGCGCTCTACGGCACGGGCATCGCTAAGATCAACATCGATGTTGAGCTACGCCCGACCGCGCAGGTCGTGCGGGATGAAAATGGCGTAGCTCGAATGCGGAAGATTGTCACCGAGAAGGTGAAGATTTACCCCGTGCCGGTTGAGCCGGGGCAATTCGTGCCGGACCCGAGCGCCAACAAGATCGACGACATGCTCGGCTGCGCGCACGAGTTCCGTATGCCGTTGCATAAGATTTGGAAGCGCCAGCGAGAGGGTACGTACTACTCGAACGTTGTTGTGGGCTCCTCGCATCTGGAGTACAGCACGGAGAATAGGAGCGAGGACGACCACGGTCGCGGACAGGCGCCGGCGGCATTCATCACGGAGTATCATGGACTCGTGCCTACGCGTCTACTGGTCGCGGCGGTCGCGGAAGCCCGAGACGGAATCGAGCGCCCTGCTCTAGCAGATACGCTCGAAATGGACACGATGACGGAGGCAATCATCACGATTGCCGATGAGGGCGTGCTGCTGCGAGCCATCGCTAATCCGTCGCTAATGGATGATCGCGCGATCATTGCGTATCAGCATGACACGGTACCTAATAGGTTTTGGGGCCGTGGCGTGATGGAGAAAGCGTATCATCCGCAGAAGGCTCTGGATGCCGAGCTGCGCAGCCGATCGGACGCGCTAGCCTGGGTGAATAACCCGATGCTCGCAGGCGACATCACTAAGTTGCCCCCGAAGATGAACCTCAACGTGTGGCCCGGAAAGTTCTGGGGCACGATGGGGGACCCGAATGCAGCGCTGAAGGAATTCCGTTTCGGCGACATCAACCTGAGCACGTTCGAGCACGCCGCCGCACTGGAGCGCATGCTTCAAGACGCGACCGGCGCGCGCGACCCGGCGAATCTCCGGCAGAACGTGCGAGACGAATCCAGCGTCGGCGGCGCCATTACGGTGTCCGGACTCCGAAAGCTCTCGAAGCGCACGATGTACAACATCGAGGAGTTCTTGACGACGATGGTGCGCCGCATCTTGTGGCGCAAGATGCAGTTCGAGCCGGATCGCTATCCTGCGGACTTCAAGTTCCAGGTGAAGGGCACGATGGGCATGGTTGCCCGCGAGCTTGAGCAGCAGTTCATGGTGAATCTGTTGCAGTTCACCGAGCAGGGCAGCCCGCCCTACCTGCTTATCCTGAAGGCTATCTTTGAGCAGTCGTCCAGCCCGGTTAAGTCGGAGCTGGTGAAGACGATCGACGCGATGATGAGGCCCGATCCGAGTCAGCAGCAGATGGCCGAGGCGGCGAGGATGGCCGAGTTGCAGGGCATGATTGAGAACGTGCGTAACGTGCGCGCGGACACGGCTCTGAAGCTCGCACAGGGCGATAAGGCTAAGGCCGAGGCGCTGTTGAAGCAAATCGAGGCCGAGTTCAAGGATGACGAAGTTCTGCTCGAACACCTGCGGCACTTTATCGACCGACAGGAAGTTGCTGTACAGGAACGGCAGGTGGAGCAGCTGGACCGCAAGCTCGAACTGGAAGCCCGCAGACTCGACATCGTGGCCCGTAAGTCGGCCGCATCTGGGAGCAAGTAATTGGAGGATGAACTTTTAACGGACTCCGAGAAGGCATACTTCTCGGGATTCGAGGAGGTCTTTGAAAGCTCGGCTTGGAGAGCGCTATCCGAGCACTGGCGCAGAGACCTGGACAGCATCCCACTGCGCGCCTTTTGGTCTGCAGAGTCCTGGGATGAAATACTAGCGGCGCGAGCGCTGTGCAGGAAGCTGGAGGAGTACCTTACGATTCCCCAGCAGATCGCACTGCAAAAGCGCGCCGTTATCGAAGAGCGTGAATTACAGATGGAGGATAACCGCGAAGTCTCGCGGCCCGACGTATGAAATTCTTGCTTTTCGACTTCAGGTGTCAGCAATGCATGTCCGTCTTTGACGACATGGTTAAGCCCGATGTATACGAGGCCCCGTGTCCGAAGTGCGGCGGCACTGGCACAAGGCTCATATCAGCGCCTCGCATCGATCCCCGCATGGGTGTCGATCCGTCGTTTCCGACGATGGGCGATAAGTGGGCGCGTGTACGTGAGCAACGAAAGATTTACGAGGAGCGCCGCGCGCGCGAACACGGCCCGGATAGCTGGGGCTCCGCTGGAGCCGATGTTATTCGTTAAGCCGCCTCGTGAATCTTATCCAACGACCATCGCTAACCCGTCACTCCACGGGCCGGTGTGCATTTGAAAGGAGAATCTGTGGCACGAGGAATCGTTGTCGATCCGCAAGCCGAAGATCGCGAAGACCCGAACCGCCAAGCCGATGAGCCCGGTTCGGAGCCGCACGAAACCCAGGACGATTTGCCCGAGAAGCTTCGAGGCAAGTCGCAGAAAGAGCTGGCCGAGATGTACCTAAATCTCGAAAGCGAACTTGGACGAATTCGCAACGAGATTGGGTATGTCAGGCAAGAGGCCGCTACTTGGCGATCGCTCGCCGAACAGCTGGGTACTGCATCGCGTACGGAACCGGAGACGACTCGAAAGCCCGTCGAAATTTCTGGCGACGATCTCATCGCCCGGCCTAAAGACGCCATCAGGGCCGTTCTGGATGAAGTGCTCGACGAAAAGCTCGGTCCAGTCGTTCAGGACGTGCGACGTGTACGTATGGAAACGGAGGCGGAGCGTTTCGTTCGCGACTTCCCGAACTACGTACAAATCGGCAACGACCCCGCATTTCAGCAATGGGTCGCTCAGTCGCCGAGACGGATCGCGCTCGCCAATCGAGCCCTAACCCAGGAAGACATTGGGGCTATGCGCGAGCTGATGGAAGGCTGGGAGGAGCGACAGGCACTGCTCGCCGAACTGCAAGCCTCTCAGAAGGGCAACGCCACCGATACCAGAGACGAGGGCGCCGACACTGCCCCGACTGGTGTGCAAGGTGCGCGTCGGGTCGCAACGGAGAAGCCCGGCCAAGGCGGAAACGCTCACGCCGGCAAGAAGGTGTTCTATCAGAGCGACGTGATTAACACGATGCTCCGGGACCCCGACAAGTACTACTCCGAGGCGTACCAGAAGGAGCTTTTGGCCGCGATGAGGGAGGGTCGCTACAGGAAGTAACGATCCGCGCAGATTTCTTTCACCTGCGCACTCAGTAAGGAGAAATAACAAGAAATGGCGGCATTTGATACGGCCAATGCAATGGGGGTTACGAACCTTGACAAGTTCATCCCCGAAGTTTGGTCGATGGAGATTCTGGCGGCCTACAAGGCGAACCTTGTCATGGCCGGCCTTGTCTCGCTGCTACCGCACCGTGGTCGGAAAGGCGATACGATTCACATTCCGACCCCGCCTCGCGGTACGGCTACTGTAAAGGCGGAAGCTACCCCGGTCGCGCTGATTAACGATACGCCGGGTGAGGTGACGGTCCATCTCGATCAGCACTACCACTACGCGCGCCTGTTCGAGGACATCGCTGAAGTTCAGGCGCTGGCCTCGATGCGTCGGTTCTACACTGACGATGCGGGCTACGCGCTGTCCAAGGCGATCGACACGGCGCTCGTTAATCTTGCGGCCACCTG